CTGACGCTATCACTGCTGAACGCCTGCGAAAGAATGGAATGACTGAAAAAGAGTTGTTTCAGCAGTCCAAAGGCTTGTTTAAGGGACCAGATGGATTATGGCGTCGTATGACAAGCGATTTGGCGTATGAAAAGCCGTTTGTTGACACAATCAACAAGCTAGATCGTGAGGCTAACCTTTATGGCAGCTTTGATCTTAAACAACTGTACACAAACAAAGAACTATTTGAAGCATATCCTGATCTATCGAAGATCAAAGTTGTGTTTGACGGGACTATGAAGTCAAATGAACACGGTTCTTTCAGTCCAGGTACAAAAACTCTACGACTGAACCCAAACAGTAAGCCTACCGATATGTATGAGACACTGATTCATGAGATTCAGCATGGTATTCAGACTAAAGAGAAGTGGCAGCAGGGTGGTAATTCTTTCTCCATGCTTCCTCCGAACGTACAACGTGCCAGCGGTCATGCTGAGGCTGCTAAAGCCAAGATTCTTGATCGTGTTACCGACGTTTCTAAACGACATGGTATTCCAAGAGATGATATTATCAACGCCACTCGTTTTGTAGCCTTGAGTAAAGCTGGTATCGACACAACACCGCAAATGAAAGATGCTCATGCTCGTCTGTCAGGAATTGTTGGCGCCGACGATCTTAAAGAAGTTATTAAAGACTACGCTCGCTACGGTGACATTCAAGCTAAGACAGCTAAACACACTGAAGCAGCTTTTAGTGACTATAAAAAGCTACAGGGTGAGGCAGAAGCCCGTGAAGTTGAGAGACAGCTAAAATCTGAACGTGCTAGGCCCGGTCTGAACGCTCCGTCAGGACAATACGATAATATGTACTTTGGTAGTCTTCTGAAGCGAGGCGATACCAGCAGCCAAGGTGTTGATGTTAACTGGAAATCCAATCCTCTGATGATTAACGAACTACTGAACGATTCCATAAGGTAAACTATGTATAAAGACGACGACGAAGAGATTGAGAAGCCTGAGGATAAGAAACTAGTTGAGTTCGTTACTGGTCACTGCCGTTCTTGGCGTGATAACATCGAATCCAACTACTACGAGAATTGGGATGAGTACGAACGCCTATGGCTAGGTGTGTTTCGTGATTCGGACCGTACCCGTAAGTCGGAACGCTCCAAACTCATTACACCGGCTCTGCAACAGGCCATTGAAACCTATCAATCCGAGATTGAAGAGGCTATCTTTGGTCGTGGACAGTTCTTTGACATCGTTGATGATGCTCAGGATGAGGTTGCTGTTGATGTTGAGATGCTAAAGAACCAGCTACACGAAGATTTTGCTCAAGATAAGATTCAGTCTGCTATCTCGCAGATTGTTACGCTTGCTGCGGTCTTTGGCACTGGTATTGGTGAGCTTCACATTAAAAAGAAGACTCAGATGAAGCCTGCCTCGCAGGTTGAGGGTGGTGTCCGCATTGGAGGCGTCTACGAAACAGATCGTTTCTGCGTCTACCTCAAGCCTATTCATCCAAAGAACTTCATTATTGACCCAAATGCCAATACGCTTGAAGAAGCAATGGGTTGTGCTGTTGAAGAGTTTGTGTCGATCCACTCTGTCAAACAAAAGATTAAAGAAGGCATTTATCGCGATGTTGATGTTGAAACTGATGGCACTGATGATGACCTAGTTCCGTTCTCTCAGGAAGAAGATGTGTACATGGATAATAAAGTCCGTATCCTGAAATACTACGGTCTTGTTCCCCGTGCCCTCATCACAAAGATTAAAGCTGAAGATGCTGGTACAGACACAGAAAGCACTGACAAAGAAAAAGAACTGGAAGAAGCCCTAGGTATGTCTGATCCTACGGATTCTGAGAACTATGATGATATGGTTGAGGCAATTGTTGTTATTGCTAACGATGGGGTGCTATTGAAAGCGGAAGAGAATCCTTACATGATGAAGGACCGCCCTCTCGTTTATTTCTGTCCCGAACCCCTTCCGGGCCGGTTTTGGGGTCGTGGTATCGCTCAGAAAGGCTTCAACATGCAGAAAGCGGTTGACGCTCAGATTCGTTCGCACCTAGACCGTCTAGCGCTTACAACCACTCCGATGGTCAAAGCTGACGCTACCCGCCTACCGCGTGGTTTCAAGTTTGAAGTCATTCCGGGTCGTATGCTACTGACCAATGGCGATACTGACGCTATCCAGCCGTTTATCTTTGGACAACCTGACGCACAGAACGTCGAGACTGCCAAGATGTTTGAGCGGATGCTTCTACAGGCTACAGGAACCCTTGATGCTGCTGGTATGCCCTCTGACATCTCGCAATCGTCACAAGCCGGTGCAATGTCCATGGCGATGTCCGGTATCATCAAAAAGAACAAGCGTGGTCTTCTTAACTTCCAAGATAACTTTCTGATTCCTTTTATCAAGAAAGCTGCGTATCGTTACATGCAGTTCGATGCTGACCGCTATCCTGTCAAGGACTATAAGTTCGTTCCTGTGTCGTCGCTAGGTATCATGGCTCGTGAATACGAACAACAGCAGTACATGGCTATGCTGGCAACCCTTGGACCCGATTCTCCGGTGCTTCCGCTGGTGCTACAATCCATTGTTGATAATAGCTCGCTATCGAACCGTGAAGAACTGAAAGAAGCCCTTCTGAAGCTGTCGCAGCCCGATCCGGCCAAGCAACAAGCCGAGCAACAGATGCAGCAGCTTGCTATGAAAGAAGCCGAGGCTAAGATTGCTGAGTCGAATGCTCGTGCTGAACAAGCCCGTGCCAATGCCATGAAACTGGTTATTGAGGCGCAGCAAATTCCGGAAGAGACAAAGATCAAGCTACTGGCTGCTATCGGTATCAATGCCAACACTACTGATGAATTTACTCAAAAGAAAGATTACGCTGAATTACTACTGAAAGAGCGTGACATTGAATCTAATGAAAGAATCACAGAAATGCAGATGCAGGATCAACGTGAAAGTCGCCTACACGATGCGATTCAGAAAGAGAAAGATCGTGCTAACAAGGCTGTAAAGGGAGATAGTAATGCTACCTAAGACATATCCTAGTGAATTGATTAGTGGAGAACGTGCGATAGTTGTACTACCTATTACCGCCGTTGGTTCTCCGTTCATTGATTACATTCCTGTCAAAAGCGTTGTTACAAATGTGGTTGAACGTAATACTTATGCCACTAACGGCGCTATTGCGGCATCTGTACTAGCTAGTGGCGTTGGTCTACAGGCGTGGGTTGATTACATTCCTGTTGTTGTGGATACGGATGATATACTAGCTGTTCCGTGGACTACTAATGTTGGTGGCTATATTCCGCTGGAAGCTGTGAATGGATCATTTGGAGCCATTGTTCCGTACGACCCTGCGCTAAATTTTACTAAATTCAGAAGTTCTCAATATCTTACTCTTATTTCTATTGGAGGGCTATAATGCCTACTATTACAGTTAAAGACGGTCTTGGTTCCAATCAGATCGCTGCTCTAGTTCCCACTACAGGCAATGCTGCTCCGGCTAATTCGCTTCCGGTGGTCCAGTCGGATGACGTTACTGTCACAGGACCGGCTGCTCAGTCGGTTCTAAATGCTGATCTTCTAACCGGTGTGACTAATGGATGGTATGACTGTGGCGCGTTCCAAAGCGGTTCGGTTCAGATTATTGCTAGCGCTGGTATCTCTGCTGGTGCTGTGATCTTTGAACAAACAAACGATACAACGCTGGCTCCTGCCGGTGTTCCGCAGCGAGCCTATGAAGCTTCGGTTATTGCTGTCAATCCGAACATTGCTGCGATTACTATTGCTGCGTCTACAAACCGCATCTTTAATGTTCCAATCAATGCTCGTTACATCCGTGTGCGTATCTCTACTGCTTTTGTTGGTGGTACTGTTCAAGCGGTTGGTGTCTTTAGTCAACGATCGACAAACTTTGGTGTTGTGAACGTCCAGCAATCTACTGCTGCTAACTTGCTGATGACTGCCACTGCTGCCGGTACTGCTGCGGCTGGTGCCACTGCTTCGGGTAATCCTGTTTATACCGCTGGTGTGGCTGCTACAGCCCAACCCACAGCCCGTACGGCCGGTCAAATGGTGTCGGGTTTCTTCTCGAAAGTGGGACACACTGTTAGTATTCTGAATCAGATCCGTGAGCTACGCGATACACAAGCGATGGTTACGCTGACAAACACCACAGAAACAACAATTGCCCCGGCTGTTGCTGCGACCTTTAATGACCTTGAAGGATTGAATGTCTGTACTACCGCCACTTTCAGTGGTTCGCCTACCGCTGTTCGGGTGGACTTCCGGGAGACTACAGGTGGAGCGGTGCGATTCTCGCAGACAATTCCGCTGACTCCGGGTTCTGACATTGCTCCGATTTGTTTTCCTGCGCCTATTAAACAGGCTGTGGTTAATACAAACTGGACAGCGCAGGTTGCTTTTGTTGGTGGTACTTCCCCTGCTATTACTGCCGGTGACATCCGTATTACTGCTCAGACAGTCCGTAGCATCTAATATGTCGTTACCTTTGTTCTTTTATGCTCTAGTGGCTGCTGGTGTTATTGGAAACAACCATCCCGATAGTGGTCTTGTCGGGATTTTTCCTACCATTGATAAATGCCAAGTTGCTAAAGTGGAGTACGACAAGCTAGAAAATGATAAAGCTGTGGTCTATATTGGGTCCGGATGTATTAAAATTGAAATTGTTAAAGGAAAAGCTGTTTAAACTATTGACATTATAATAGTCAATGTGTTATAATAGCGGTTATGAATAAAGAACTAGAAGATTACTACCAAGGTCAGTTTGATATGTTCAGCACCCAAGGCTGGAAAGATTTCATTACTGACCTCAGAGCCCACCGGGATGCTCTAAACAACGTCAGGGATATTAAAACCCCCGAAGACTTGTTTAAAATTCAAGGTGAGCTTCGTTATGTTGACCAAGTTCTCCGTCATGAAGACATGGTGGAACTAGCTTATAAACAGAACAAAGAAAATGGCTAAACTTCTAATGTACGATTTTGCCTGTGGTCATGGGCATAGCTTTGAGAAACTAGTGCGGCAAGACGAAACCACCGTCCCGTGCATTGTCTGTAATAATCCTTCCAGTCGTAAGTTGGCTACACCGACTATCAATTTGGAAGGCTGGTCCCTGTCGTTTCCGACGGCTGCTGACAGGTGGGCTAGAAATCATGAAGAAGCCGCCAAAATCGCTAGTAAACGTGAGTCCTAAACGCCTAGCGATCCTAGAACCCGGCAACGGGCAGGAGTAAGATTAATGAGTGACCAATCGAACCAAGACGAATTCGCCTCTATTGACGAACTAGCGGCTGAGACTCAACAAGAGTCCACTGCACCCGAAACTACCTCCACAATCCCGGAGAAGTATCGCGGTAAGTCGGCAGACGATCTAATGAAGATCGTGCTAGATCAAGAGCGGTTTATCGGACGGCAGGCTGAAGAAGTCGGCTTTGCCCGCAAGATGGCTGAAGAGGCAGTTAAGGTACGGGAACTGGCTAGTGGCACCAAACCGCAAGAGAAGGCTGCTACATCGCTTGATGATCTCACGGACATGGAGTTTTTTGATAACCCGAAAGAGGCTGTCAAACGAGTTGTTGAGAACCACCCCGATATTCTGCGGGCTCGTCAAGAGACTGCTCAGATGCGTGCGGCACAGGCTCAAGCTACAATTCGTCAACGGCACAGTGATGTGGGGGAAATTGTTCAAGACCCCGAATTCGCTCAATGGGTGCAAGGCAATTCGACACGTATGCGTCTTCTGCAAGAAGCAGAGAATAACTATGATGTTGATGCCGCTGATGAACTACTGAACAACTTCAAAATGCAACGCAAGATGAAGGCTGAACAGACAGATCAGAAGCAAGCTGAGATTCGCAATACAGCCAATGACAGTCTGCGTGCTGCTCAAGTTGATAGCGGTTCTCGACCGAATGGCGGCAGGAAACTGATTCGTCGTGCGGATATCATTGAACTACAGAAAGTTAATCCTGCAAAGTACGCTGCGCTACAAGATGAAATCCTCCGCGCCTATGCTGAGGGACGAGTTGTAGACCGGCTCTAATAATTATAATACGGTTCTAGGAGAAAAAGAAAAATGGCTATTACTACAGGTGCATACGGTACTGCTTCGACTGTCACAACGACTCGTGCTGGTACATTCATTCCCGAAATTTGGTCGGATGAGATTATCGCTGCGTATGAGAAGCAGCTTGTTATGGCGAACCTTGTTCGCAAGATGTCGATGAAAGGTAAGAAGGGTGACGTTCTGCACATCCCGATGCCTACTCGTGGTCAGGCTAGCGCGAAAGCTGCCGGTGCTGTGGTTACTCTTCAGTACGACACTGAGTCGGAAGTCACTGTGACTATTAATCGTCACTTTGAATACTCGCGTCTAATTGAAGACATCGTTGGTGTTCAAGCCCTGTCCTCGCTACGTCAGTTTTACACTGCTGATGCGGGATACGCGCTAGCTCGGCAAGTTGACACAGACCTAGTTCTGCTTGGTCGGCAAGCCAACAACGGTGCTGGTACTGCTGCCTACGCTGCGGCGTTTACTGGTGGTGACGGTTCGACTCTTTACACATCGGGTGCGCCGAACCAAACAGCGCTGACTGATGCTGGTATTCGTCGGGTTATTCAGCGTCTTGACGACAATGATGTTCCGATGTCGGATCGGGTTCTAGTTGTGCCGCCGTCGAGCCGTAATACGATGATGGGTATTTCTCGCTTTACCGAACAAGCCTTCGTTGGTGAGTCGGGTCGCGGTAACACCATCCGTAATGGTGAGATTGGTGATGTGTATGGCGTCAAAGTGTTCGTGACTCCGCAATGCGATACCGCTACTGGTGGTGCCCGTATTGCCCTGATGTTCCACAAGGATGCGTTTGTCCTCGCGCAACAGATGGGTGTCCGTACTCAGACCCAATACAAGCAAGAGTACCTTGGTGATCTGATGACCGCTGACATTCTGTACGGTACTCAGATTGTTCGTAAGGGTGATGACGGTGATGTGCCGACTTCGGCCTTCGCTATCGCGGTGCCTGCGTAATAATTGAAGTTAGGGAGGGACGCCCCTGGATGTCCGTGTCTCTCCCTTCTTCTAACTTTTAAAGGAGATTACAATGGCTGCTGCTACTGGTGTTCTGATTGCTCAAGACGGTAATCAACAGTTCCAAGGCGTGTTTAATCGCGTCAAGACTGTGACTGCTACTCTTGATTCTGCGTCTGTTGCTAACGGCGCTAATACTACTGATACCGTTGCTGTTCCCGGTGTCGTTCTTGGTGATATGGTTCTTGCTCTATCGACTGGCGTTTCGCTAGCTGGTGTGGCTCGGACTGCTTATGTTTCGGCTGCGAATGTCGTGACAATTTCTACTGCTAACACAACTGGCGGTGCAGTTGACTTGGCTTCGACTACAATCAAACTTGTGGTTGCTTCGCCTGCTTTCTAAAGCACTGCTGTAAAGGAGTTCTCTCTTGGCTAAATTTAAGTGTGTTCATACTGGTACTGTTCTTGAGTTTAAATCTTTGTTTGACATTCAAGAAATGCGAAAGCATCCTGAGTACACCGAAGTAAAAGAAGATAAACAAGAAGCCAAGAAAGAGGCTCCGGTTGAATCGAAGGTTGAAACAGTTTCGAGTGATATTGATGAGCCCGTTAAACGCGGCCGGGGCCGTCCACGCAAGGTGGAGTAACCTTAGCGCAGATTCAACTCCTTACGGGCTAGTGCAATGCTAGCCCTTTTATTTCCTAAAGGAACACAATGCCTCTCTTTTTTACATCTACTACTGCGGAAGGATACAATCCCTACGAGTTCTATCTAGGACCAAAAGCGGCTGATCCGACTGTTGATAACAACGGCGGGGCTCTTGTTGAAGGTCAATACTACTGGAATACCGCTCTAAACATTGTACGGTTCTATACAGGCACTGTGTGGGCTGATAGCAACCTTACTGCCGTTCAAAAGACTGGTGACATCATGACTGGTCAACTAACGCTTCCGGGTGGTGGTACAGGAAATCAAGCCGCTACAGTCAACCAAGTCAATACCGCTGCTACTGCTGCTGCTACTGAATCTGTTTCTATTACTGGCGACACTATGACCGGTTTACTGGTTCTTTCCGGTAATGCTACTGCCAGTCTAAATCCTGTTCCGCTACAGCAGGTTGAGGCGATGACTACCGATAACCGCATCATCAATGGCGACATGGCTATCGATCAGATTAACCTCGGCGTAACGGTCACGGTACCAGTTATTAACCCCCAGTACATCGTTGACTGCTGGTGCGTCCAGTCCGCGCAGGCGAGTAAATTTCAGATCGGACAGAGTACAAGCGCTCCGACGGGGTTCCGGTCCAGTCTTTCCGCGACCTCGCTCTCAGCCTACACGCCGCTGACTGGTGATTTTTTTATCTCTCACAGGCAAAACATCGAGGGTCTTCTATTGCGAGACAGTAACTTTGGAACCGCCTCGGCGCGTTCGATCGCTGTTTCGTTTTGGGTCTTTTCTTCGCTCACCGGTCTGCACGCGGTCTCGTTCAGTAACGCCGCTGCAAACCGCAGCTATGTCGCAACCTATACGGTCATCGCCGCGAATACGTGGGAGTACAAGACCATTATCGTGCCGGGAGATGTCACCGGTACATGGGCCTTCGACACCACGCTTGGACTCGGCGTGGCGTTTGACTTTGGCAGCGGGTCAACCTACGACGCTGCTTCGGCTAACGTGTGGAACTCGACCCTCCGATTGAGAACTGCGGCATGTGTTCGGCACGTTGCTACCAATGGCGCTGTACTCCGTATCACCGGCGTTCAAGTTTTAGTGAGTACGGTTGCAATGCCAATAATCCAGCGCCTGCTTATACAAGAATTTAGGCTCTGCCAGCGCTACTTCCAGCGCCACACAAGCCCTCCCTTGCGCGGCGTGTTTGTATCGACAACGGGCATTTCCCGGTTTGGTATGCCGCTACCCGTAACCATGAGAGTTGCTCCGCTGGCGGCTGCCGGAGGGTCGCTTACTTTTGCAGGACCGGCTCTTAACATCTACGACGGGGCTTCCGTTGGGACGATCAATGCATTCACGGTTAACTATTCAAGCCCAACATTTATTGAGTTCGACTGCAACGTGGCTACCGGGACGTTTGTGGCGTTTCGACCAGCAGTCGCTTATTTCCAAGACAACGGCGGCGCAATTCTGCTCAACGCAGGTATCTAAGTCGTGGCCATAAGAAAACCAACCAAAGTCAATATCGGAGGTCAGACTTTTAAGGTTGTATTTCAAGAAACAGTCACAAGTTCAGTGGACGGACAAAAGATTCAAGGTGAAATGTCTTCGCAAGAGGGTCGGATTCGTGTCCGCAAGTCTCGACCTTTTCTTGAAGTCGATACATTGCTTCACGAGATTATTCATGCATTGGAATACAAGAGTGGCTTAGAGTTTAATGAACATTGGGTTAACAGGATTGCTACGGGATTGACCCAAGTCATCAAGGACAACCCGACAGTCATTAAATATATGGTTGAACGTTTGAAAGAGGATGACGAACATGGGAATTGAACTACTTGATCTAATAAAAGTGTTGTGGATGTTTATTACAGCATTCTTTATTCCTCTTGCAGCTTGGGCGTGGAATCATATCACTGAACGCATTAATCTTTCTCAAGAAAAGTATGATATCTTGACAAAAGAGCTACATGATGTTAAACTACAGTATCTTGAGAAAGCTGAGATTGAAAAGATTGAAGCTCGTATTGATAAACGATTTGACGAAATGAGAGAGCTACTTCTTGAGCTAATCAAAACAAAAGTAAAGGGTGAGTAATGTCTACAACATGGCTACAAGCAATCCATAGTGTTCAAAGACGACTACGAGAAGCAACTACAGTATCTCATGGTACGACTGCCTATTCTGCCATGATTGGAGAATGGGTTAACGAGACTAAACGAGAAGTAGAAGATGCTTGGAACTGGAACGTGCTACGGCAGTCCACAGCGGTTGTTACAGTCCCCGGAACACCTAACTATCAGCTAACCAACGTAGACAACCGTGCTCGCTGTCTGAACGTCTACAGCGACACTAATAACTACTTCCTGTCTCCAATGAACGTTGATGACGCCACTACTAACTTTCTAGGTACTGGTGCTTCCGGACCTCCTCGTTACTATACCTTCAATGGTCAAGCTGGCAACAATCTTCTTATCAATCTTTACCCAACTCCTTCGGCTGTTCAGACAATCTCTTTTCAGTTAGTGGTTCCTCAAGTTGAGTTGGTTGCCAACAATGACATTATTCTTGTCCCGGCTCAACCAGTTATTCTAGGTGCCTATATGCGTGCGTTGGTAGAGCGTGGTGAGGATGGTTCCACACAATACCAATGGGCTGCTAAAGCCTATGATGATGCGTTGGCAACTGCCATTTCTCAGGATGAAGCCCGTACTCCGGGGGAGCTAGTATTCTATGTCGTCTAATCTAGAAGTCTTCAGCTACAACCAATTCGGCGCTAATGGGCTCAATACCCAAGAAGCGTCTATTGTGCTTTCTAGCAACTGGGCTTCTACCGCTGAGAATGTTGAATTTGACCGTGAAGGACGACTGTCGCCTCGTCCTGTGTTCGTTGATACATCATTTCAGCCTTCTGTTACAACCTTTACAAGTATCCATGCATATAACTGGAATGATACTGGTGGTTTTAGTTTTGAGACTATCTTTGCTATTCAAAATGGTTATTCTGAGCGTGCAAGTAGTATTAGTGGTTCTTACAGCTCCGGTGGCTTTGGTACAGTCAGCAGCAGCCAGCCTAACAGTAAAATGATGTCTGTTCGCCTACAGGATCGTGTATTCTTCTTTTCTCGCGGTACTCGTCCTCAGACAATCAACCTAGCAACTGGTGGTGCCCTTGCTAATGTTACCGATGCGGCTGCGCCTCAGGCTCACATCGCCTACGCTGCCTTTGGTCGTATTTGGGCTGCTGACACAGGTTATGGTTCCAATGAGAAGCGTACACTGTACTGGTCTGTCCTACTGAATGGTAATGACTGGTCCGGGACTGGTTCGGGTAGCCTAGACCTGACATCGTATTGGGGTACTTCGGATGATGAGATTACTTCAATCCGTGAGTTTAATAATTTCTTGATCGTGTTTTCACTGAAGCGTATTACTATCATTGAGAACCCGGATCTAGCTACATTCAATGTGTCGGCTACAACCAATCCTAACACTACCATGGCTATTAAAGATGCCATCGTGGGTGTAGGTGCTATTGGTCGTTACGCCACCATCAACGTAGGTGATGATATTGTATTCATGGATCAGAGCGGCCTATACAGTCTGTCCCGAGTGATCCAAGAGAAGTCTAATCCTCTTACTTCTATCTGTCCTCAGGTACAAGATACATTCCGTGGTGTTGCTTCGATTGGCCGTAGACTATATGTTCAAAGCCCGTATGGTTCTGAATTTAAGTTGTTGTATAACCAATATACTAAACAGATTTATATGTTTACGGGCTCTTCAACTAACTATGTTGTTCACATGGGACGAAGAGTTGAAGGTCTTCCTTGTGTTACCAGTTGGACAGGACTTACTGTTCGTGATGTGTGTCTATACATGGCAGCAGACGGTAATATTTACCTTCTGTATCATGGTACATGGACTGGCTCTAATGGTATTAAAGTTGGGTTGTTGTATGATACCAGTATTCCGAGTTTGCCATCAGTAGGTTCTAATTATGAAACTTATACCGCTACTATTGCTGGTACATGGGATGTACTCGGCAAAGAAAACGTACAGAAGCATCTTAAACGTTCTCTTGTTACTTATAAGTCGAATGCTACTACCTACACGTTCAAGTATAAATTTAACTTTGACGACGCAACAGAACAAACTTTTCCGTTGACTGTAGTTGCTAGCGGTTCTTCGTATAAAGTTGCATCACTTCCTATTGGAGGTTCGGGTGAAACTGTTCTAATGACTGTTTCGTGGCCTATTACACAAAGCACTGTCAGTAATCAGCTAGGTCGTATTGTTTTTAACTTCAAAACTGGACGCATCAACTCAGGTGTATAAGGATAATAATAATGTCTTGGTTTAAGAAACTAATTGCAACTGCTGCCCCAATTGTGGGTGGAGTGTTTGGTGGTCCGGTTGGTGGTATGATTGGTTCTGCTGTCGGAGGTCTTCTGTCTAACAGAGGCAATCAGCAGCAACAGGCTCAGATCACTGCTGCCAATAGTCAAGGAAACGTACAAGCGGCTCAACAGGCTGCGGATATGGCACGGTTCCGTCCTGTCAACGTATCGACTGGATTGGGCTCTACAAGCTTTCAGCGTGACGCTCAAGGCAACGTGATTGGAGCGAATGCCAAGCTAAATCCTCAATTGACCGGTACAATGCAAGGTGCCCTAGGTGCGGCACAGAACTACTTCAATGGACCCGAGGCTGGAGGTAATCCGCAACAGATGCAGCAACAGTTCTTTCAAAACTATCTGCAAGGTCAACAGCCGGGTCGTATGGGTATGTTCTCGTCTCTACAGGACCGTCTACAGGGTCAAGGACTGCTTGGACTCAATTCTAATCAGCCGTCTATTGGAGGCGGTACACAAGGCACCAATCCGTTCTATACCGCTATGTCGGAGGGATGGGCTCGTGCTGATAATGAAGCATGGAATAACTCGTGGAATCAAGCTGATACGCTTGCTAACAACAACCAAACCCGTGCTATTAATAACATGAACACAGCAATGGGTATTGATAAGTATGGACAAGGACTAATTGGTCTTGGTTCGGATCTAGGACAGCGTGGTCAAGCTGCGGCTGCTCAAGGTGCTGGTTGGATTAATAGCGCTGCTCAAGGTGGTAACAATGCTAACGCTAACGTGGCTGCTGCTGGTGCTAATCAGAATAACGCATTCATTCAGAATGCTATCAATGGTGTTGGTCCGTCTATCACTAACAAGATCGGTGGATGGTTGCGTGGTAGTCCGACTACTGCTCAACAATCTTTGGCCGAGTCTTATGGCAACCTCGGCTGGTAAGGAATAATATGGCACAAGAAGAACAAACTATGGGACTCTTTGGTCCGACTGTAGATCAAGTCCGTCAACAACTTGATGCACAGAACGAAGCTACTATGATGAAACAGGCTCAGATGACTCCTGACCAGCTTAATATGTTCTATGCCGGTCGTGCAGGTCAACGTCTAGGTATGGGAGTTGGAGAAGGACTGGCCCAAGCTGGTGTAAGAGGATTCGGTGAGCGTCCTGAGATTAATGATGCTCGTGTAATGCAACAGGTTGTTGATGATGTCCGTAGGGAGGGAGTGGATAGCTCTGATCCTGTAGCATTCTATCGCAAAGTGTCTGACAAGCTGAACCAAGCTGGTAAGACTGGTCCCGCAATGATGCTGTCGCTTAAGGCTGCTGAGACTGAGTTCCTGTTCACTAAACGACAGGCTGAAGTCCGTAAGCTTACTGCTGAGTCGATTAAAGCTCTCCGTGAGAAAGAGTCGGACATGCAGCGTCTTCTTCGTGAGGCTCGTGAAGCCGTCACTGAGGGTCGTGAGGATGATGCCAAGGCTCTTAAAGATCAGATTGATAAACTGAATCAAAAGGATGTTGTCAAGACTGAGGAAGGTGCTGGTACTACCATGCTTGACGGTAAGACTGTTCCATTGGTTAAAGAAGTCTATCGTGACAAAGATGGTAAGGTTGTTTGGGAAGGTAAGCCGTATTCTAAGGGTAGTGGAGTTACTGTCAATAACAACGCTGAGAACAAGCCGTCTTCGTTTGAAACTGCTCTTGGTGAGAGTGAAGGTAAAGCTGCTGGTAAGATGCTGGATGCTGCTCGTGAAGCTCCGGCAAAACTAGCTAACCTTGAGAACCTGTTGCGTGCAAATGAAGGTGCTGTTACTGGCTCGTTCCCGCAATTCCAAACTGCTTTTGTCCGTGGTCTAAAAACTCTAGGATTCTCTGACCCGAAGCTGGACAGAATGCTTAATGATTCTGACTTCTTCACACAGAACGCCAATGAAGCTACACTAGCTGCTATTGGTGGTTCCCTTGGGGCTCAGATTTCGGATGGCGACCGTCAGTTTGTGGCGGCTATTGTTCCTCAGCTTGCCAACAGTCCGGAAGCTCGTCGTCAGATGCTATCGTGGCTAAAAGCAAAGACACAGCATCAAGTCGAGATGGGATCAGCGCTGTCGAATCATATTCAGCAATGGCGTCAACAGAACCCTCGGGATCGTAAAGCTACTCCGACTGAGACATTTGTTCCGCCTCCGTTCAAGTTTGATTATCAAGGAGCGAAACCGCCTGAGAAGCCCGGTGCTGCTGTCAAGCTGCGTACTGTTAGTGACACTCAGATTGATGCGTACATTAATGCTAATGCTAATGATCCTCGTCTTAAAGGATTGTCCCGTGAAGCTATCCGTAAATTTCTAGAAGGTTATAAATAATGGCTGATCCCAAAAATGATGGTTTTGACAACTCGGTAATGAACCCGAACCGGCGTCAAGCTGGTATTGTCGAGAGCATCTTCAAAGGTGGACTAGGAGGTTTCCTAGGGGCTACTGCGGGTATGGGAACTGCGTCGATTGACGGCGTGATTCTCATGGACTCGCTATTCCGTCAAGGTAAGTCTGTTACAGATGCCCTCAAGGACGCCTCTGTGACCCGTACAACTCTTCCACGCCTAGGAGAAGCTACCGGACTACCTATGACTGAGGAGCAGGCTGCACAAGGCAGTGTAGACATGCAGGGAGCATTCGCTGTCGGTGGTGCCCTATCCCCATCTAGGGGCCGTGGTGGCATTGGTGGCGCTGCTGGTCGTACCGCTTGGAACACTGGCGTAAACCTAGGAGTTGAAGGTGTTACTCGGGCTACTGGTAATGATCTACTAGGACTACCGTTGTCTATGATTCCGGGCATGGCTGGACGTACTGCTCGTGAAGCTGTCATTGCAAGGTATTCTTCGACCCTGACTCCGGATCAGATCAAACGTATTCAAGATGGTACTATTACACTAGGTGAGATTACTAATAATCCTGCTATTCTACGTCAGGAACAAAGTATTCGCACTGATCCTTCCACTGCTGGTCCGATGCGTCAATTCGATCAGAATGCCGCTGCCACTATCCGGGATCAACTACAATCAGCCAAACCAAACGTGTCTGTTACCACAGCCGGGAGCACCCCTGCACCAGTCACACCGTCAAAGCTGGTAGGTTCTCTTTATAAAGCCTACGAAACACAAATCAATAAGCTTGACAGCAACATCAAGGCACGGGCTGATCGTGATTATGCTCTTCCTAACAAATTCGTACCGGGTAATAAGCGGTGGATCGACCCTACATTGATTGTTGCTGAGATTGACCAACAGATTGCTAGCAATAAAGGACTGAAACAGACTGACGAAACTAAAGCCATTATTGGTGGTTTGGAACGTCTTCGTAATGATTTCTTTGATGTCACGACTATCCCGGCTCAATACGATGCCAACGGATACATGATTAAAGGACCGCAGGAAGTCAAAACAATCAAGAATCTAACTAACGATGAGCTACGTCAGCAACTATCCCAATGGACACAGAAGTCCTACAATGGTGACGGTCTGTTTGATGGTGTGTCCGGGGATCAAGGCAAGCGTATTGCTGGAAAGATTCTAGGATCGTATAAGATGGCTATTGATGATGTAAAAGCAAGCACTGATCCGAACAAGTACAAGTCTCCTCAGAAGATGAAGCAGAATGCTGCCATCAATGCGTTGGACAATGCTCGCTCCAACTACGCTCGTGGTATGGATCGGATGAATACCTTTAAGGAACGTGAACTGTCTCGTTATTTCGGTTCTGTGGAGAACGTGTCGCAACTGACTTCCAATCCTGAGAAAGCTTTGATGCGTGTTGAAAAGCTTGGTCCCGAGGAACGTGAAGTTGCTCTACGGCTGCTTCGTGATAATGCTCCGGAAGCGGACCATTTGATTCAAGGTATGCGTGCAATGCAATGGCAACGAATGATTGATAAAGCCACTCCTACCGGACGGTCTGACGCAGCAATTCCCTTTGATGTTAATAAATTCTTGTCTCAGATGGACTCTGCTGACGCCAAGCTACTAGCGGACATGATTCCTGACCCTGCTCAACGTGCTGAGGTCATGAATACCCTTGTCCAAATGCGTATTATGGCCCGTAAAGGGGATTGGAGCATTGCCACACCCGGTAATCGTTCCGGTGAGGTTACGGCTGCTCTAGCGACTGCTACAGGCTCCCGTGCCATTGAAGCCAGCTTGATTACACGGATCATGGATGATATTCAGAAGAAGGTTGTCGGTCCGGAGAAGTTGCTTGAACTGGTGACAAACCCTCAGTTCCGTGGTAATAGTATTGGTGAACGTGTTGCTAACTTTGCCAAAGCTGGTGGTAACATTCTAGATCAGAACGCTACCGATCTAGGTCGTGTTGGTCGTGCTGCACAGGATGTGCTAGCTGCACCGGTCGAGGAAGAGCCTATAACCGACCTTCCTGCCCCTCCTGAGGGTCTATTGGATACAGAGGCCCAACCCGACCTTCCGCCGCCTCCTGAGGGCTTGTTTGACAACATTGGACCCACTCCGGGATCTAATGCTCCTAGCCTACAGGTGGACCCGGCAGTACAGGCAGAACGGGATGGTCTACGGAAACAACTATTAACTGAAGAACTTAATAATGCCCAAAGCCCGCAAGAGGCTGAAGCCCTGCAACGAGAACTATCAAGGATGCGATAATGAATGAGAACATTGATAATGAAACCCGTGAAGCTGCTCTAGCTTCAGTTGCTAACAATGCTAAAGTAATCCGTAGCGGCTCGGAATCATTCCATGCTGCTATGGAGTTTGTTCTGAAATGGGAGGGTGGTGAGAAAGTCACTAAAGATCCGGATGATCCCGGTGGCACTACCAAATGGGGTATCAGCCAACGTGCCTATCCGAGCCTAAACATTGAGGCACTGGACAAACAGGATGCTCATTCGATCTATTGGACTGACTACTGGCGTCCGTTCGGACTAGACGCTGCGCCTGCTGGTCTAGCGCTATCTATCTTTGATGCCGCTGTCAACGTAGGTGTTGGCAGGGTGCGGGGATGGTTCAAGGAACTAGGTGAAGGTTTCACCGCTGAACAGTTCAATGACCGTAGGGAGAAGTATTACAAGGATCTAGTTGAGGCTCGTCCGGTTATGAACAAGTACCTCAAAGGGTGGATGAATAGGCTTAATGATCTACGGAAGAAGGTTCAGAGTTAATATCATGTAGATGGTGGATGAGGATGGAATCGAACCATCACGGAGTCTAGCCCCTGTACAGATTTACAGTCTGCCGCAACTTAACCAGTATTTGCCTCTCATCCGTATCCAAGGTGGGAGTCGAACCCACAAAACCCAAGGTTTGAGCTTGGTATGTATACCGTTCCATCACTCGGACATAAAGCCATTATTGCGGATGCTGGAATCGAACCAACTGCCACAGAGGTTATGAGCCTCGTATGCAACCATTACACCTACCCGCAAGAATGGTGCCTCAGGAGGGAGTCGAACCCTCAAATCACAGATTCTAAATCTGCTGCGTTTACCAATTTCGCCACCGAGGCAAAGGCTTCTGATGGACTTGAACCACCGACCAACCCATCAAAAAGGGATGCTCTACCAACTGAGCTAAGAAGCCACTAGAATGACCCTATAATAGCCATTCATGACGACCGTGTATAGCCGACTGAACATTACAGTTTTATCCGGATAGACGATGAACTGTCCTCCTTTCGGCTCCGGACTGCCTAGACGGCGATCAACCCGTCGTTACTGGAGCTGCTGGTAGGAATTGAACCCACGGCCTATACTTTACAAGAGTATTGCTCTACCACTGAGCTACAGCAGCTTAAATCTTAAGCAACCTTCTTGATACTATAGCCGTAAGATTGAATAGCAGGATTACGGTGCCTGAACTCACCAGCAAGGAAGTCATAGAAGGCACGAGTCCACTTATCGATGCGACGCAAGCGACGCGACTCCATCTGAGCTTCAAGCTGATTCTTGTTCTTGCGGATATGCCGACGAATGGCGGAACGAGCTTCCTCATACGACATTGCAGCAGTACCAAAGGTCTTAACAGTCTTACCAAATCGTTGGATCATAAACATTCAAATTCTCCTTGTGGGTTTGAACAGATTAGATAGTACCCCCTTTCGGGGGCATTGTCAAGAGATATTTAGCACTACTTTCAAACTAGCCATGTCATCCTTAGAAATAAGATGGAAGCTGGAGTGGTAAGAAAGGCTAGTTCTAATGATAGAACGAACTGTCTCCAACTTTGAAGTGACCTCCTCCAATTCCTTCTTAAGTTTTTCTGTGTCAGACACCGCAGCTACCACCCTTACCGCTTAGTTCACACAAGTCGACTTCATCATAAATAACGCCTTTGTGGTACCGTGCTTCGTCATACGGAACCGGAGTGATTGGTTGACCACCACGACTACCATCCGGATAGCAGGTGAAGCCACGCAGCCGATGAGCATACTTCGACAGCGTTGCAGCGAAACCATTCACCAGTCCTTCATTGTTGTGTTCTGTATCCCACGAAGGAAGATTAATAGTCGAACTGATAGACATATCAACATAGTCTTGAATGTCAGCTTGGAACTTGATCCGACGCTCCGGGTCTGCTGCTAGGTCCGAGGCAGACTCAAGCTGCTCAGGCTTTGCACCATACTCAGCAATCATTCGTTCGGCTGCACCGTCCACGACAAACTGATAGCGCCATTTAGTTCCGTCAGTAAGGAATCGACGCTTGTATGCGACAGCAAACAGCGGCTCAATTCCAGTTGTAGTGCCTGCAAGGATTCCAATAGTGCCGGTGGGAGCGATTGCACGGAAGGCGACGGGATGGCTGAGGTAGAATCGGTCACAATGTTCCCGTGCTGCACGCTCGCTTTCATTACGATAGACCACAAGCCACTGGTGTAGATCATCGTCAACTTCGTATCGCTTACCTCGCTTAATAAGCCACTCATGAATACCCATCAGTCCAAGACCTAGGCGTCGATTCTTTTCACGCACCTTATAAACCTTGTCATAAGGAAGATCCGCGCGGACTGTTCCACAGACCAAGAACATCGAGCCAAGACGGACAACATTCTCGAACTCGGAAAGCGAGTCGATGTTCGCCATATTAATCGAACCAAGGTTGCATACATCGGAATCATCTTCAGAAGTAACCTCAGTACATGCATTTCTAAGAGTCTCATTCTGTTTCAATCCAAAGTTAAAGCTGAACCCCGGCTCACCAGTCTCCATAGCCTGCCGCACATTCTTAAGGAACGTCGGATGACTGGCACGGTCAGGATCATTGAGCCATTCATCATCATAGTTCAGACTGATGTTGGTCATATCCATCTGAGCAGGATAATTGAAGTTATGATTCTTAGCATCCCACACCGACACACCGGGAGCAACAGTCTGTTCTTTCCAGTTCTTTGCAGTCAGGAACATAGGACTGTCTTCATGGGTCCAGTTCAGCGACGCATAGATGGCACTGCGGCGGCTACCGCCCTGCATGACGTTACGACCGATTTCATTGATAGCGTACATCAGAGGCAGCGGACCACTAGCTTTGCCACCAGTACGCTTTAGAGCCCTTCCAGCAGGCCGTAGACGGCTGTAGTCAATACCAATGCCACCACCAGTCATTAGACACGACATCGCCCTGTGAGTGACGTTAGACCACTCTTCACGGGTGTCTTCCTCAGCACGAAGAAGATAGCAGTTATTCCAAGCCTTGAACTGCCGTCCTGCATAGTATAGGTAGCGACCACCCGGAATAAACTTCATCTCTTTAATGTAGATGGCAAGTTGTTTCCGATCATCCTCAGACATTAGAGCACTTTGAGTACCATTACGAGTACCACAGACATCCTCAATCATTCGATCCACAAGTGCATCCCAGGTGTCGCTTACACCCTGGGCATACTTAAACCTAAAAATATTCTCTCCAAGCTCAGTCCTAAATCGTTTCATTTCCATCAGTAATCCTCATTGTTATTGTCATCAAAGTCTATCTCTTCTACTTCATCGTCTAGGAATGCTTCAATCTCTTCAAACCGTTCTTCGATCTTATCCTCAAACCGATATACCAAATCTTCGCTAGTGATGTCAAGTAGTTCGATGACTGTTTCTTCATCGTACTTCTTCAGCCTGCGGACAAGATCGCGTAACGTGTTCATTTAGTAGCACCACGGACTTTCTCATACGTCCGGAAAGCACCTAGACCAAGCATACCTAGGAGGATCGGAAGCATTTCATCCAATGCAATACTCGGAAGAACGAAAGGAATGCCATAGATAGAAAGAACAGTAACGAGAACAGGGGCAATAAAATACTTGTAAGCAAAAGCAGCGCCACAGACCCAACCAATGAAGGGACGCCAACCCGATACGAATAGATTCGCGTTCGCCGCCTCGGTCTTGTTGACATCCAGTTGACCTTCTGTCTCTGCTTTGGCGACATCAAGGATTGCCTTCGTTTCATCTAGGTTGAGGGATAGGATAGCGGTACGGGCTACTGCCCGTTCATTCTCTTGTTTAACTTTGTCAGGAAAGACACGATCAATAATCTTTTCCCCTACTCCTAGCACTACATCCAGCGGTGTTGTAATCATTTCTTATTCTCCTTCTACCCTCTTAACACGGTCATCCAGTTCCGGGTAGTTTCGTCGAGTATTCTCAGCCATACGAACACAACAAATCAGATGGTCAAGGTGTCCTTCACCAGTCTCCGGATCAAAGTCTTCACCCGACATATAAGCTGTCAGATGCCGCATAGCAGCATTGAGTGCTTGACTTGTCGGCATTCCTTTACGCCATTGATTAGGCGCGTACTTCACTGCACCCTTCTCCCACACCCGTTGTTCCCCATCCATGAGGTCGAACGGAAGCAAGTGGAATTTAGGTTTACCAGCGTCATTCTTCACACCACGACCCTCAGCATTGTAGGTGCCGTGCTGCGTCACTTCCTGCATACGGTTAATGACATCACCGAGGGTACGGGGAAGCTGCATCGGTTCGATGTCTCTACCATCGTCAGGATCATTCCAAGGAAAGCATCGTTGAATAGTCATCGGTCATCTCCACTGCCTTGAATGGTCCCAAAATCTCTACGAGCTTGGAGTTTACTGATATTACCTTCAGCAATCTCTTGTAGGTTCCAACCATTAATACTGGCTTTAGCAGCCACGAACCACAGGATGTCACCAAGTTCTTTCTTAGCTTTACGCTCCAACTCTACAACATCGCCACCGTCACGAACATACTTGGCTTCAATGTCATAGAACTCACCAACCTCAGCAATGAGTCCAGCCGACACATACCGAGGATTCTTAGCAGTGTCGATAGCGAAGCTCCACGCCTTATCTTGATAGTCTTTAAGATCCATTATTCCTCCACTTTCCTAGTACCTACCGGCCCAGACTCAAGAACCTCACGAACAGCAAGAAGTTCCTCAATAATGAGATTAACTTTCTTTATACGCGCTGCTCGGGCCTTCTCATTGTAAGCGTGGAAGTCAAGATTGATAGTTCCGCCACAGTCAGAGATAGCGACAGTAACATCCATCTCACGAGTCAGCTTGCTATCATCAGGACCCATAGCGTACTCATTGTAGTGGGCACTAACTTGGATAGCTGCCATACCATGACTAGGGTTCAGAAACTTGCGGGAACGGTACTTAACAAGGGTATTGGTTTTCATTTAAACCTCTTTTTCAAAAAAGGGAGACTGACAAACATCTCATCATAGCTACCATTCTTGACTTCATGCATCATCAGAATACCACGCCAGTAACGATTACCTTGTGGTCCCATGTAGTCTTCATCGTGTTCGTAGCAGCTACCAGCGATGATACTAGTAAGAGGACTACCATCGGCTTTAAACGCTGTAGCGATCTGTCGTCCTTGCTGATGACCAGCTATACACGACATATGTTTCGTTGTCAATAGTCGTTGGGCTGTTCCCACAGGCCGACCCATGGGACCACTAGTGAAATAGTGGCTAAAGGCACAGCCACCAACAGAAACAACGTCAAGAAAATTATGCACCTTCCAATCTTCATAAGGCAGGTCAGCATAGCTAATGAGTCCTTCTAGCTCAGATTGATTGTTTACGGCCCGAAGAATCCTTTCTTCGTGGTTGCCAATCAGCATCTTACGATCTACTTTACTATACCATTGAGGGTTTGTCAAGAAGCCATCAATAAGATTCTCCATGGCACCACGGGCTGCACCGATATCATTCTTGTAGCGCCGTCCTTCAAAAGCTTTCTTACCCTTGTCATACGAAGAAAGACTAGGCATGTCTGCAAAGTCCCCGAGGCAGATCACTACATCGGGTTCTTTCTCTGCAATGTATCGACCAACATTAGTCAGAAACTTACTACTGACTCCGGGTTTGCTCTGCACATCGGGGATGACTGCAATTTTCATTAGACAGGAACGATTTTAAACTGTTGAGATTGACGGACTTTGAAGAACTTACCATTTTCAACAAAGACAAGTTCTTCCTTATCACGAAGAGAAAGCTTCTCAGTATCCAGTTCGTGAAGAAGAGCTTTGCGATCCGGATAGAAAGCAACAAGCCTAGCGCTGTTACACGAAGCGGGGTTCAGCAGGTCAGCGAAATTAGTCGGGGCACTGATATCACCACAATCAAGAAAAGCGACAATCATTTCATTCTCCTTTAAGTGCAGACCAACTCACAGGGAACAGGTCAGCGCATTCTTTATCAATCCCTTCCGCAACTTCCCGAGTCTCGGCTTGTGCGTGAGGGTCTAGACGTTGTTTACAGACACGGGCAAAAGCCATCAACGAACCACTCCAATACCATTCAGTCATCGTATTCTGAGGCAGAACCATCCGAGCTTGTTCCGGTGCCACTCCCGCTTCTAGAAGGTCGTTGTAAGCCATCAAAGAACATTTACTACTGGCGGTTGCTGCCATACTCAAATGTAGGCCGGGTTGTTCATCTTTAAGAATACCGTCGCTTCCTTGTTTACTGTTCTTAGGACGGCCACGCCATTCTTTAGGAATATAGAACTCAGGTTCATCATCAACATACCGCCTACTGACTTCATTCCACACAAGACCGACTTGATGCTTAACCAGTTGCCGTGCCACAAAGACCGGTGCAGAAATACGGAATGCAACGAAGTTGTGAGCGAAGGGAGTCCAGTGTCCGTGTTTACCAAGATAGCTAATGAGTTTAACGTCTTTATCGTTAAGCACTGCATCTTCACCATCCTCTTTCCATTCCGATTCTTTCGAGAAACTTACACGGGCTGCATTGACGGTACGGAGATCATCTCCCATCCAATCAATCAACTCCACTTTAGAATGATGAACAATCTTCATCCGAAATGTCCTTGTTTAAGTCGTTTAAGCAGGCTTGCGCCTTTATCATCCCATCCGGAGATAAGCTCCAACAGGACTCGGAATTCATACTCTGTCATGCTTCCTTTGGCAGTGTTCATGTGATGACTACAGATAGCCAAGTTAGTCAGTTCATTTGTACCGCCCCTAGCAATTGGAGTACGGTGGTCAACAGTTATATTGTCAATTGTTAACTGCATTCCTGAGTACACACATCTAAGATCGCTTCCTTTTAACCAATCATAAAGTTCGGTAGTGGTCGGGGTTGTCTGCTTGTGAGCTTGTTGTTCCACAGAGAACCGGCTTAGAAGACGACTCCTAAGATCTCTAGCTTTAACTAGAAACGGATCAAGCTTTTTTAACGCTTGACGTTTCAGCTTTGCTGTAGTCTTCTCTTTCTTTATGTCTCGCTTGCTACGATTTTCTTTACGACATTGTTTGCATGTTTCTTGATACCCGGTGACGTTATTACTGTTCTTACGATAGTTTGTCCAGTCTTTGTACTCACCGCATCGGGTGCATTCCCTACCAAATTCATCAACTTTTGTTTTAGTCTCGTAAACGCGGAAAGGCTGCAACCGGCTTTTCTTCGCCGGTGTCCGCATTATTGAACAGCTTCGTCGGTGCCGGACATACGATTAAAAGCCCGTGCAGCCTCTTCCCGGTCTTCCTCAGGCAGTACAGCCATAAGGATAGACTCAACCGATTTAAGCACCATCAGAACGCTGTCACGAACCATCTCCGTAACCATCTCAGCACCAGCAACACGGCCTTTGTCGAACTCGCTCATTTCATCTTTGTTCATGCCGTCGAGTTTCTGAGCGAAGTGAATCATCGACACACCGATGGCCGAGACACCTTCCACAACATCGTGAAAGCCTTTCTCAAAGTTAATTTCTTGGGTCATATCAATCCTTTATTTAGGTGGGGTCCAAATCTGATTAGGTTCACGCTGCATCCAAAGCAACTGTCCTCTTTCTAACACGGCTTCTCTAGCTTTGTCAACATCATCTAGCTTGTCAAAGTATGTAGAAAGCACTGCCATATACATTTGATAATCAGTCGTACACTCACGAAGAATCTTCTCAGCCTTTACAGGTCCGATTCCACCAACTCCGGGGATGTTATCAACCCTGTCACCGGTAAGGATCTGAGTATAAAAATTACGGTTACCTTCTTCGTCTTCTACATAGTCCATCTTCTTGGTAACGAAATTATAATGCCATCCCGGTACTTGACGCAAGTCCTTATCAATGGAACAGATGACAACTTCGTCACGATTCTGCGAAGCTTCAATCGAAATCTCATCGTCAGCTTCGTTGTTGATTGCTATCTTGAACCCGATGCTGCATAGATAGCTACGAATGAAATCATAATACTTAGGTTTAGAAGCAGTTCGGTTTCCTTTATACGGCAATGTCTTTGCAATTTGAGAACGAAAGTTAAGCTGGCTAACAGCCGTAGTAATCCAACCCTGTGCGGTGATGACCTCAGCCCCGATCATAAGATCGTTGATGAATGAATCAACCCTAGCTTTACAGATTGATTGGTCAACGTCTTCAGAGGCGAAGCCGACCCG